GTTTTTTTTACACCCGCAGAAAATGCCTGAAAAAAGCAAATGTTAGAATACTCTAACTTTTTTACCTATAAAAACCATGGAAGTACAAAAAGAAAAAGAAAACCCGCAGCCCCCGATTGAATTAAAGGGGAGGGCTTTAGAAATTTGGGGCGTAACAGTTGAAGAGCTACGCAAAAGCGGCGCTTTGTTCTCAACCGACTTAAACCTTTTGGCTAGTTACTGCAAAGAGCTAGCGAACTACGAACACGCTTGCTCTCAAATTGAAGAGTTCGGCGAAGTTATACAAGGCATACACGGGCCGACCTTAAGCCCTTGGCACACAATTAAGCACAAAAGCCTAAAAGCCGCCTGCGATATTGGCCGCTTGTTTGGTGTAACTCCTAACGCAAGGCAAGCCCTTAAACCTGAAAAGAAAGAGCCCATTAAAAAGCTGGGCGTTTTCTCGAATAAACCTAAAATAGCTTAACACTAAACAAAATGGCTAAGAAAATTCAACCCAAGAAAGTCGGTGAGTTTTATACAGACGCTCCGACAATTGAAACGCAGGGCCCTAACTATATTTTAGTTAAGGACGGTAAAAGCGTAGACGGTAAAGAGTACCGTAATCTTTACGTAGCCCAGCAAGCGCTTATTTACTGGGTCTCCAATAATACAAAAGCGCCGAAGTTCGATAAAATAGAAAAGGCCCAACTTGCCGACGACGAGCAAACAAATAGCGACTAATTACGCCGAGCAGGTCCTTTCTGGGCAAATAGTGGCGGGTGGCTTAGTAAAACAAGCCTGCGCCCGCTTTTTGTCTGACTTGGAGCGCTTTAGGTTTGAAGAGCCTTTGGCTGATCATGCAATAGACTTTATACAGAGCCTAACCCATACAACGGGCGAGCACGCGGGCAAGAAGTTTAAGCTTGAGCCTTGGCAGGTTTTTATTGTTGCTAACCTTTTTGGCTTCTTAGGCGAAGATGGAGCCCGCCGCTTTTCTAGGGCTTATATCGAGGTTCCCCGCAAAAATGGTAAGTCGACTTTTGCCAGCGCTATAATGCTCTACGGCTTGCTAGCTGACGGCGAAGAGGGGGCGCAGGTCTATTCAGCTGCCACTAAGCTAGATCAGGCGATGATGGTTTTTGGAGAAAGCGTAAGGGCGTGCAATGCTCAAGACTGGCTTAAAGATGAGCTAGTAATACAGAACTCAATTCACAATAGGCGAATAGTTTACGGCAATTCTATTTTTAAGCCGCTCGAATGGAACCCAGGCAAGCAGGACGGCCTTAATACGCATTTCTGCGTCATTGACGAATACCACGCGCACCCTAACGACGAGCTCTATAACGTTATCTTTAACTCAATGGGGGCAAGGCGGCAGCCGCTTCTTTTTACTATTACTACCGCAGGCTTTAACCGCCAAAGCCCTTGCTACCGCCATAGGCAATACTGCCAGCAGTTACTAGACGGGCAAATAGCAGACGAGGCCCTTTTTACTGTTATTTACTCTTTAGACCCTGGCGACAACTGGACAGACCCGAAAACATGGGCCAAGGCTAACCCCAACTGGGGCGTAAGCGTTTACCCTAAAAAACTAGAGCAGGCGGTTAACGAAGCCAAGGAGCTAACGCACAAAGAGGTAGAGTTTAAGACTAAACTTTTAAACGTTTGGACAGATACGGCCCAAACTTGGATAGCAGACGCAACTTGGGCAAATTGCGGAGAGCCTTTCGAGTATTCAGAGCTAGAGGGCCGAGAGTGCTACGGCGGGCTTGACCTTGCAAGCGCTAGCGACTTCTGCGCCTTTTCTTTGTACTTCCCAGAAAGCGGCCACGTCGTTACCCGCTATTATTTGCCTGAAGAAGCTGTAAAGCGTAGAACCGACGCAGTAGGCGAAAGCGTGCGCTCCTGGGTACGTGAAGGGCTTATAATTGAAACAGAGGGCAACGTAACCGATTACGCTTTTATCAAGGCAGATATTATAGACTTAGCCGAGCGCTTCGATATTAAAGACGTGGCTTTTGACCGCTTTAACTCAAGCCAGCTAATTATAGAGCTGCAAAACGAGGGCCTCACTATGTACCCCTTTGGCCAAGGCTTTGTATCTATGAGCGCCCCGACTAAGGAGCTCGAGCGCTTGGTTAAAACTCAAAACATAAAGCACGGCAACAACCCAGTAACACGCTGGCAGATGAGCAACGTACTACTTAAACGAGACCCTAGCGATAACGTTAAAATAGATAAGGCAAAGAGCGGCGACAAGGTAGACGGGCCCGTAAGTATAGTAATGGCTTTGGGAACTTATATGCAGGAGGCCGCTAAAAATGAGAATAACGAATTTTGGTATATTAAAATATAAATTATGGCAATACGTACCGACGCTTGGCTAACTTTTAAAGACGACTTTATAAAAGAGTTTTATAAGGAGCTACCAAACTCTGCAACCTACGCAGAGGCTTACGAGAAAATTGAGGCCCGATACATGGCTATCTTTAACCGCAGACGCTTTAAGGATTACGGGGTATTTAGATCAACCCTAAGCAGATGGCTAAAAGAGAACAGGTAAGGGCTACTTTGTTGCAAGCGTTTTAACCTCCTTAAGTAATTTCGCCGTATGCAGTTTAGCCTTAAAAGGCTTTTTAGCCCTAGCCGCCTAGAAAAACGGAGCACGTTAAGCGCCCCTGCTGAGTGGCTTATAAACTCTTTAACGAACGTTTTCGGAGCCCAGACCTCTAGCGGTCAGGCAGTTAATACTCGCACAGCTCTAAGTATTGCTTCGGTCCATGCTTGTGTTAGGGTTATCTCTGACGGCTTGGCAACTCTTGATCTTAAGCTTTACGAAGAGACAGACAACGGCAAGCGAGTAGCTCGAGCTCACTACGCTAGCGCTTTGGTTAACGAGCCTAACCCTTATCAAACAAAATTTGACTTTTTAAAGTACCAGGTGGCCCAGCTTGCGCTTAGAGGTAACGCTTACGCTTTTATCAATCGCGACGTGCGTTTTATTGGCGTGGAGCTTCACCCAATAAGCGCCGAGTTCGTTAAGCCCGTCTTGAGTGATGGCCAGGTATTTTACAAGGTCAGCCTTCCGAACTTTCCTAACCTAGTGCCCGCTGTTGATATGCTGCACTTTAAGGGCCTTTGTTTTGATAACCCACTAGAGGGCAAGAGCCCCGTGCAAATTCACGCCGAAACCTTGGGCGTTGACCTGGCGGCTATTCGTGCAAGCGGCGACGTTTACAAGAACGGAACCCTTAAATTTTTGCTTAAGTCTGAGCACCAAATTAAGCCAGAGCAAGCACAAGGCTTAAAACTGAGCTTAGACGACGTTATTAATGGCTCTGCCCGCTCTACTGTTTTACCCGCTGGCGTTGCTATGGAAAAGCTTAGCATGAGCCCAGAGGAGGCGCAGTTCTTAGAAGAGCGCCAGTTCTCAGCCGAAGAGGTAGCCCGTATTTTTGGCGTGCCCGCTTCTATGATCGGGGCAAATAAAGACGGGGTTAAGTCTAGCGTAGAGCAGGAATACCAAGATTTTTATAGCCGTACCTTAATGGCTTACGCTATTAACATTGAGCAGGAGATGCGCCGCAAGTTGCTAACTGAGTCAGATAAGGTTAACTATTACTTTAAGTTTAACTTTAACTCCTTGCTGCGTGCTACTGCTAACGACAGAGCAGACTTTTACAACAAGGGTATAAGGGGCGGCTGGTTAAGCCGTAACGAGGCCCGCCAATTTGAGGACGCTAACGGCTTCGAGGGTGGCGAGTCTTATTTAATCGAGGCTAACCTTATGCCGTCTGAGCAAATTAACGCTTATATGCAGGCCAAAATTGACCAGCTAACCAGCGCAGCTTTTAAGAACAATAACCCAGACGGGAATAACAATAATACGCAAGCTTAAAATGGAAACGAATAAAGAACGCCGCAGCTTTGTAGGCACCGTAGAAGCCCGAAAGGTAGAAGGCCAAGAGATGCCCGCCGAAATTGTAGGCGTTGCCGCAGTTATCGACCAGCGCACAGACTTAGGCTTTGCCGAGGAAGTTATAACCGCTGGAGCTTTTAACGAGGTTCTAGAGGACGACGTTAGAGTCTTGGGCAACCATGACCCTAATCTGGTGCTAGGCAGAACGGCAAGCGGTACAGCTAAGGTATTTATTACCGAAAGCGGCGAGCTTGGTTACTCTTTTACTCCCGATTACGAGAACCCTACCCACGTCTCTTGGGTTCGCTCTATTATGCGAGGCGACATTACGCAAAGCTCTTTTGCTTTTACCGTTGAAAAGAACGGCAGCGAGTGGCGCACTTCTGACAAATACGGGGTAAATGGTTTGCGCGTTATTAACAAAATAAGCAAGCTTTACGACGTTAGCCCAGTTACTTACCCAGCCTACGAAGGTACGGCAGTAAGCGCCCGCGATTGCTCAGGAGCTATTGAAGAGCGCCAAATGCTAGAGGCTGACAAACACGAGGCAAGCGCTGACGTTGTTAAGTTAATCCTAGCCCGTTATAAGAACTATTAAACCGAAACAAATAAAACACTTAATACAATGAACAAAATTAAAGCATTGAAAGAAGAGCGCGGCCGCTTGATTGGCGAGTTGCAGACTCTGCAAAACAACATCGAAAAAGAAGCCCGTAGCATGAGCGACAGCGAGAGCGCTCGCTTGGACGAGATTGACGCCCGTTTGGACTCTATCAAGTCTGAAGTAGAGAAGCTCGAGAAGTTGCAAGCTCGCGCTGCTGAAGCTGCTAACTTGGCTGGCGTATCTTCTTACTCTGAGCAGAAAGAAGTAAGCAAAATGAGCGAGAAGTTTAGCTTTAAGCGTGCTTTGCAAATGGCTGCTACTGGCCGCAAAGATGGCGTAGAAGCTGAATTGAGCGCCAAAGCTGCCGACGAGTTTCAGCGCAGTGGTGTTAGCGTTGCTGCTCACTCTGTTTTGATCCCTTCAGACGTTTTCAAGCGTGACATGACCGCTACGGGTGGAAGCCCCGCTGGTACTGAGGGTGGCTATAACATCGCTACCGAAGTGGGTGGCATTATCGACGTGTTGCTGCCTAAGACTGTACTGCGCGGTTTGGGTGTTCAGCAGTTGAACGGCTTGGTAGGTAACTTGGATCTTCCCCAGGCTTCTACTTTGCCTAACGCTGGCTGGAATACTGAAAACGGCACAGCTGCCGAAAAGAGCCCTGCTTTCGGTAAGGTTTCCTTCTCTCCTAAGCGCTTGGCTGCTTATATTCAGGTTTCTAACCAGTTGATGCTTCAGAGCTCTAACTCTATTGATGCCTATGTACGCAACTGGCTTTTGAACGCTATGGCTCAATCTTTGGAAACTGCCGCTATTAAAGGTGGTGGATCTAACGAGCCTACTGGTATTATTGCCAACGGTTCTGTAAATGTTACTTACGCTGGTGGAGCTGCCTCTAACGCCACTAACGCTAACGGTGCTGCTGTTGTTTGGGCTGACGTTATCAACTTGATGAAAGCCGTAGAAAACGCTAACGGCGAGGGTGTTGCTTACTTGACTAACCCCTTGGTTAAAGCTGCTTTGCAAACTACTCCCCGCCAGGCTTCTGGTGTAGAAGGTAACTTTATCATGCCTTCAGGTGCTAACGAGTTGAACGGCTATAACGCTGCCTTTACTACCTTGTGCCCCTCTAACTTGTCTAAAGGTGCTGCCTCTGACTTGAGCGCTATGATTTTTGGAGACTTCTCTAAAATGGCTATCGCTTCATGGGGTGGTATGGAGTTGACAGTAGACCCTTATAGCGGCGCTACTGCTGGCTTGACTAACGTTGTTCTTAATTCTTACATGGACGTTAATTTGCTCCAGCCTACTGCTTTCGCAGTATGTAAGGATATTGATGCCTAATTACTCTAACAAGCCGCTAGGGGCTTAAACCTAGAGCCTGGGGGTGGTTAACTCTTGCCCCCAGGAGCCACTTAACAAAATGAAAGTTAAATTTTTGATTAACGCTAGCGGTCAATTTAACCTGAGCTACGGCCCTGGAGATATCGCCGTACTTGACGACAAGCAGGCAGAGCTTTTGATAGAGGCGGGAGCTTGCGAGGTTGTAGAAGAGCCTAAGCAGGTAGAAAAGGTAGAGAAGCCTAAGGTAACTAAAAAGAAATAAGATGCTAACGGGTAAGCGTATTATAAGCCAGGCAAACGCCGCAACGGATTACTTAACCTTATCAGAGGCTAAGTCTCACTTGCGCGTCACAAGCTCAAGCGACGACAGCTATATTACTGGGCTTATAGGTATGGCTTTTGACGCTTGCGGGCAGTATTTAGGCTACAACGTTATTAAGTCGACAGTTCGTTACGGCTTTGATGGCTTTGTAGGGCTTCCAAGCCTTATAAACCCCGTTAACGGCCTTCAAACGCCTAGCGGTAACTATTTACGCATACCTAGCCGAGTTCTTAGCTTAGAGCACGTTTATTACGTTAATGAGTCTAACGCTGTTACTGAGTTCGAAGCTGCCGACTGGAT